AATGTGGGGTCTGGATGGTCAGATGCCGAACGTATGGAGTATTGGAAAGACCCCTCGCTAATCATGGGGAAAACCATTGAAATCCAATTCCATGAGGAAACTCCCGACGGTTCCTTAAGGCACCCCCGGTTTATTCGAATTCGGGAAGACAAGTAGAAGGTTACCAGGGGAGCCCATCCCCTGATATAATAGTTATGTTTTCCACTGGTTACAACCTCAGGAGATTATCATGGAACTTAACCTGCCCCTCGCCGTTACCTCTTCCACCCATTCTGATCGCATGAGCGATAAGTATGTGCACATCAACACCGGGGATGTGCTGTCCAAGTTCATGGATCTGGGTTGGAGCGTATCTTCCGCCAGCGCTGCACGTCATTCGAAGACCCCGGAACATGCTCGTCATCTGGTTCGTCTTCGTCATCCCAGCTTCAATGACATCAATCTGGATGGGGTAACTCCCGAGCTCATCATTCTGAATTCCCATAATGGGTCCTGGGCTTTGCGCATCATGCTGGGAATGTATCGCATGGCTTGCTGTAACGGGATCGTAGCGGGGTCAGTGTGGGACGGGATTACTCTCAAGCATTACAACCTGAAGAATCTGGAAGATCGAGTTCTGGAGTCCACTCAGCATATGGAGTCCCTGACCAATAAACTGGCGGGAACCGTAAAAGACTGGGTGCAGGTTGAGGTCCCATATGAGGATCAGTCAAAGCTTGCTGAAGAGGCCATCCGTATTCGTTGGGGATCAAAAACTCCCGTTACCACAGACCAGCTGCTTGAAGCTCGTAGGAATGAAGATCGCGGATCCGACCTTTGGCATGTATTCAACCGAATCCAGGAAAACCTGACTCAGGGGGGTTTCACTGGCCGCTCCAGCAATGGTCGTAACCTTCGCATCTCTACGGTGAGAAATGTCAAGCGAGACTTCAAATTCAATAATGATCTCTTCCAAGTCGCAACCGAATACGCGAATAAGAATATCCAGGGATAAGTCCGACGGGTATTATTATTTGTCAGTGCATACGGGGAGGGGCTATAAGCCCCACTCTCGGCACACCACTTTAGAATCCGCAATGAACAGATCTGAGGAGATCATCAATGGAATACTTCAGCCACTCCAAAGTAAAGTCCTACCGTCGCTGCCCGAAGTCCTTTGAGTATAAGTACATCCAGGGGCTCAGCCGCAAAACCGCTCCAGGAGCCCTTACCCGGGGCGTGGTTTTCCATGAAATGCTGGACAATACCGTAATGGGTAAGAACTGGAGAGAACCCCTGGAAGCCTATCGCAAGGTGTATGATCGGCTCTGGGATGAGGAAAAAGAGGCTCAGTCCCATCCGGATGAGCTGGAGTCCCTTTACCATCGCTACCAGGAATTCTGGAAAAACGGCGGGCTTCAATACAACAACCGTTCCGAAATCGAAGTCCAGTGTGAGCATCGGGGCATCCGATTCAAGGGGATCATCGATAAGATTGTCACCACGGCTGAAGGACTGACATTCGTCTGTGACCACAAGACCCATCGGGTAATCCCGGATGAAAATGCTCGATTTTCGGACATTCAGACGGTTCTGTACTATTGGGCGCTGCAGCAAAACGGTGAGCAGGTTGATGGGGTTCTATGGGATTACATCCGCACTAAGCCGCCCACAGCCGTAGAAGTGCTCAAAAAAGGCGGATTGACCCGCCGGGCCAACCTGGACACAGACGAAGCCACTTATATGAAGGCCATCCTGGACAATGGGCTGGACCCCAACGACTACCGGGATGAGCTGGCAAAAGCCCGTCGCAATGTTTTCTTCAAGCGGGTCTATCTCCCGAAGCCCAGCGAGGGGATGGTCAGGGAAGTGGTCAACGACTTCTTCGACACCGCCGAGGAAATCCTGAATGCCCAGAAGTATCCGCGCAATATGACCCGGGACTGTAAGTCCTGCACTTACTACTCCATCTGCTCCCTGGAGGTTCGGGGGTTGGATTCCGACCTCACTCGCAAGCAGATGTTTAACATTCGGGAAGCAACCTGATATATAATTCAATTTTCAACGACAGAGGTAACAACAAATGTCTATCATCGAACGCATCACCCCAGTGAAAGCTCTTCCCAAGGTCCTGTCCATGTTGGTTTATGGTCGATCTGGGACTGGCAAGACCACCTTCGCGGGATCCTTCCCCACTCCCGCTCTGCTCATCGATATCCAGGAAAAAGGCACCGATAGCATTGCCAACTTGGACGGCATCGACGTCATCAGCATCGATAAGTGGTCTGAGCTGGAAGAGATCTTCTGGTATCTGAAGAGGGAAAAGAAGTACAAATCGGTCATCCTGGATCAGGTATCGTCCATGCAGGATATCGCCATGCAACACGCCATGGCCGAGGAGGGTAAAGAGGTTATGTCCCAACGGCTGTGGGGTGTGGTCTCTGGACTGATGAAAACCTGGCTTCTGAACTATCGGGACCTGGTTGATGAAGGCATCAACGTCCTGTTCATCGCTCATGACCGGGCCAGTAAAGGCGAGTCGGGAGAGGATGACGACACCATCGACCCCCAGGTTGGGGCTCGGCTGATGCCCTCGGTGGCTGGTACATTGAACGGTGCCGTGAAAGTCATCGGTAACACCTTCGTTCGTGAAGTATTTTTGGAGGATCGCTCTCGTCAGGTTGAGTACTGTATGCGGCTCGGTCCTCATGCCTACTACACCACCAAGATGCGTAATCCCATGGGGACTAGTATCCCCGAATCGATTTCTAACCCCACCTACAGCAGGATCATGGAACTGATGTTGGAGGGTGAGAAAAAGCCCGTTCGTAAAACTATTGCTAAGTAAGGAGATTTAAAATGGCTGGCCCGAAAAAGCGTGCTGACGTTACTGTTGACTTCAATGGGGTTGAGTCCGGTGGCCGTTCCGTTCCCGATGGTGAATACCTGATCGGGGTGCTTTCCATCGAAGAAAAGGAAAACCAAGCGGGTGATTCCACTTACCTGTCTTGGAAATGGAAGATCGTCGACGGTGCCTATAAGGGCGCTACCCTCTACGACAACACATCCCTGAAGGCCACCGCTCTCTGGCGTCTGAAGACCCTCCTGGAGTGCTTGGGAGTCGAAGCCCCCGGAAAGCTGGCCCTCAATTTCGCTGAACTGCGAGGTAAGCGACTGGTGGCCGAAGTGGCCAACGAAACCTACCAGGGTAAGCAGAAGCCTCGTATCGCTAACTTCCTTCGTGGTATTGATACCGCTCCTGCGGCCCCGGCTGAGGGTATCAAAGTGGGGGTCCCGGTTTCTTTCGAGTATGAAGGTGCCCAGATGTCTGCCAAGGTCGCTTCTCTGGATGGGTCCAAAGTGGTGGTCCTGGTTGAGATGGACGGGGAGCAGGAAGAGTGGGAACTGGATCGCTCTGACCTAACTCTGGCTTAATAACACCGGGGGGCTTAGGCTCCCCATAATTGTATGGATCAACCGTGAGTGATCATCAAGTTTACCTGGATGCCAATAGGCATACCTACCTGCAGTACCGGGATTCTGGGAAGGTAAGGCATTTCATCACCCTTCGTACAGGGACAATCGACTGCATTCAGCTGACCGCAAAAGACTATATGCGGCTGAAGCCATACGACAAAAAGGATGCTAAGCACTTCGCAAAAGTGTACTTGGAGTCTCCACTGGCCATTTCCCGCCAGGCAAAAGTAATTCTGAGGGGACTGCTGGGTCACTCAGAGGCCCTGGAAGAAGCCCCGCGGTTTGACGGGGGCACGGTTACCCTGGAGGAAATTGCGGAGGCAAACGGCTGGGATCCGTCCAAGTCCAGGAAGTTCCTAAGAAAGTCAGTGGAGAAGCCCGGATCCCGCTGGGCTTGGACTCCAGAAGAAGCCGAGAAGATACAGGCTATGCTTAAGGAGTATTTCTGTGACGATTCAGCTTAGAGATTATCAGCTAAAAGCCATTGATATGGCCCTCCCGCACGATGGATTCGGGCTGTTCATGGAGCAAAGAACTGGAAAAACGCTTACATCGCTGGCACTGTCACAAAAGTGGAGCTGCACCAAAACCCTGGTCATCTGCCCCAAGAAAGCCATACCAGTCTGGTCGGTAGAGATACAGAAACTGGGAATTGACCTAAGCCAGTTCAACATTATCAATTTTGAGAGTTTTAGAATAAGGAAGCGGGACTACATCAACCAGTGCTGGGATCTGGTAATCGTAGATGAGTCCCACAGAATCAAGGAACGGGGTAGCAAGCAAACCCAGGCCATATGGAAGCTAAGCCGCAAATCGCTTAAGCGGCTAATCCTGTCGGGGAGTCCACAGGGTAACGGAATGGAGGATTACTACTCTCAATTAAGGTTCATTCGCCCAGACCTGTTTCCCTCCTGGAAGCAATTTTGCGAAGACTACCTGGTCATTGAAAAGAGGCTATTGCCCGGTAGAGAAGACCCCTTCCCGCAGATTGTCGGATACAAGAATCAGGAGCGATTCCAAGAGTTACTGGCCAAGCTGTCCTTCAGGAAAACCCGGGATGAAGTGGCTACAGTGAAAACCCGGGTTCGTATTAAGAAGCACTATATAGAGCCCACAGCGGGCCTTATAGAGCACTATACGGCCCTGGAAAAGCAGCTATATACGCTAATTCAGGGTTCCCTGGTTTCCGCTCCCATAGTTCTAACCAAAGCGCTTAAGCTGCATCAGCTATGCGGTGGCTTCGTAAAAGATGACGACGGAAACCTTCAAGAGGTGGATCAGGTTAAGCTTAGATACCTTTGGGGGCTTATCGATGGTCAACTAAAGGGTCAGTCTATGGCCATCGTATGTCAATACAAGGCAGAGATGGATGCGGTATCTCAAGGGCTCACAGAGCGTGGGATTTCGCATGTACAGATTCGTGGAGGTAAAGCATTCCAGTACAACCCCGATGACCGAAGCCAGGTAACCATCCTAAACCCCTCCGCTGGAGAGGCTATCAACCTGGCCCATCACTCCACCATGGTCATTTACTCCATGAACTACTCCTACTTGAAGTGGACTCAGTTCAGGGATCGGATCGTGGTTGTAGATACCCCTGAGGTTCATTACCATTACCTGATGATGAAAGGGCTTATGGACGAAGTGGTTTATTC